TTGTTACGCTTCCAGATGAAGAAGTAGCTTCAATACCAGATTGTTCGACTCCAATTCCTGATACGGCTTGCCCAGTTGATGAAGTTGCTTCAATACCTGTGACAGGTAAATCTAAAGAAATATCTTCTGTAACTTGACCAGGTGAAGATGTTGCTAATAAAGATGATGCAGTGACATCTGCATTTGCTTCTACAGTTGAAGAACCAATTGAAGATGTTGCAGCAATGGATGAGACAACTACGGTTTCATCAGCTAGGTCTCCCCATTCTGATGAACCCCAAAGTTTATTGCCCCATCCAGTTGCCATTATTCATATTACGCTATTCTGATAATAGCTTGAGTGTCGTTAGCGTTAGGGAACTGAATTGTAAAAGTTCCTGCTGTCGCTGTTTTATCGCCACCAAAGTCTAATACCGCAACTGCTTTGTTAGAGTCTGAAGTATTATAAATCAAAGCTCCTCTTGCAGTTAAAGTTACTCCAGTGAATGATAAGTCATCAAAATCAACGAATGCTGTTCCGTTGTTGTTTGACACTAATGCATTAACAAGTGCAACACCACCTTGAACATATTGTCCAGTGTCTGATACTTGTCCGCCTGTACTGTCGCCAGGGTAAGCAGTTGTATCTGCACCAATAGTTGCAGTGTTATCGTATAATGCTAGTTTAAATACATCACCAGTTGTTGGTGTGAAATCGTGAACCGCTTCAAGTATTTCTTCTTTAAACGTATCACATATTGCGTTAGTTGTAATTGCCATTTTTTCCTCCTAAAAATTTAAGGAGAGGGTGATGGTACTTTTACTCTTGGTACTCCTTCATCAAACTCTCCACGTCTTCTTCTACCCATTTGTTGTAGAGCAAAAGCCTCAATACTAGTATCATACTTGCTTTTATAGAGGTTGTACATATCCATTGGTCCTTTTAAGTAAGAAAAAGCTTGAGAAAGGACACCATATAGCAGCAGTCCATCTTGATATGTAGAGACATATGTAGAATTTGTTGATGTAAAATGTGGTGGATCTATGATGTAATTTAGTTGAACTTGATACGTTGTATCTGGCGTTGGTGCGACCACAATATTAAAATCATCCCAAGACGCATAATATTTAGGTAATCCAGTTGCGCCTGTATTATTAAATTCAGATATAAAACTTGTATCTCTTTTTTCTAAAAAGTTTCTGTCTCCTGATCCATTAAACACTTGGACAGATCTTATAACTACATTGTCTGAAGGCAAGGACAAATATCTTTGATTTGTAACAAAATTAGAAGTTGCGTATTTTCTTAAATCATCATAATCAACTTTACCTGCGATATCAAGTTCTGTCTGTCTGATAAGTTGATCTAATAATGTGTCAGATAAAACATTTGAATCAACTTCTGTATAGTCTCAGACTTGTGTTAAAAAATTTGAATAAGTTATTGCCATTATGATATCTCCACGGTTACTTGTCCAACATTTGTTGTAGCTTGTCTTCTTCTATTTTGTGCTGAACCATCATCAGGTTGCATTCCGTTTGATGAGAAAGCAAAATCTCCTGGTAAAACTAAATTTGCTACAATGCCTCCTCCACCTCCAGATAAAACTGTAAAGTTTTGTGGTCTTGCATTTCTTAAACCTTGAGCATCGGCTCCTGGATTTCTTGGATCAAGTTGAGGATGTTTAGGTTCAAATTCTGAAATATGGACTAAAGCACCTGTCCATTCTTTTACCATTTCTTTATATGGAAAAGCTTGACCAGATCTATCAGATATAGCTTGTGCGTATCTACCTGTTGCTTGTTTACCCATTATACTCCGTCTCCATAAAATGTTTGTGGTGAAATATAAACTGAAGCTCTTTGACCATCTTCATTAAGTGCTCTTTGTAATTCATCTTCATAAACTAATTTTAAATTTGCAGTTTGATTTGGATTACTCATAAATGATAAATAATAAGCAAGTCCAGAAACCATACATGGTTGAAATCTAAAAGCGACATCTCCAGTGTTTGTGTAAGCTCCTGCATCTTCAATTCTGTTAATGGTGTAATATTTTAAATGTGTATAGGTACTCGCATCAGGAGCAACATATAAATTTATGATAGGTGTGATTTGTCTATCAACAAAATATTGTGAAGGTTGTCCTGTTGAACCTTTGTTTGGTAAAGCAGCATAAGCTGATCGATCAATTTTTGATAAAGATATATCGTTTGTTGAACTTGTGATTCCTGAACTTGTTGAAATATATGCTTCTAACACGTCTGAAACTTTTGATGGAACAGCATACGAAATAGTTCCTGAAGTTAATGCTTGTGTTTGAAGTTCAACTTTCCATAGATGAACGCCACGGTTACCCCACTCTGAAAATAAAATATTAAGATTTCTTCTTGCTCTTTTTAAATCGTATCCTGAATTAGTTCGGACACCACATCTATTATATGCCTCTTGTATTACCTCGTCTATTTCGAGGTTGAATGATGTAGTTCCAGAAGTTGCCATGGTTCATTATATTAAATCTTTGTAGTAATCCATTGTTTTACCAGGAGTTAGATTCTCATCTTGTAATCCCATTCCTGATTGTCTTGCTGCGCCATATCCTTTTTTCATCTCTCCGCCTTTTGATTTTTTATTCATCTTAGCACCTGCGATTCTATCTGCTGCGGTTGGATTAGGGTTTTTATCAATACCTGCTTTTACAGAAAGCATTCCAAATTCTGTTTTACCACCTTTAGACCTTTTCATAATTTTTTGTTTTCTTTCAAACTTTTTTTGCTCAGATCTTTGTCCATATGTAGCTCTTTGTCTTAGAGGAGCTTCAGATTCCATAGAACCACCTTCTGTTTTTTTATATTTATCTTTTATTATTTTTTTAATTCCTGGGTAATCTTTTGCTTTACCTTTATAGATGACTCCTTGAGGCATTAAAGGAATTACTTTTTTATTTTTGTCTTTGTTGCTCATTCCGCCATCACTTTTCTTTTTTGGTTTTAAAGATTTAGTTTCAATTTCTTTAGGTTCTAAAACTTTTTTATTAACCGTTGGTTTTATTTTTATCATATTATATGATTTTTTTGTCATAGGTCTATCATACCTCCATAGTATTTCTTTGTAAATGTGCTTACGTTTGCTGGTTTAGGGCCAGTATTTGGGGCTGATCGTTTCCTTGCGATAGCGGATCTTTTCTCCCCTTGAGTCATTCTTGATGCTTTGGCTGCTGGAACACATTTTGGATATCCTCGTTTTGAACCAGACGCAGATTTTCTTCCACATTCTTTAAATCCCCCACCTTTTTTTGGCGCAGATATATCTACCCATTTTTCGTTGAACCATTTCTTTAGACCACCTTTAGCCATTAGATCATGCCTTTATAGTAGTCCTCATATGACTTATTAGAAACTGCTTCTCCTGCTAAATCAGATTTTATATGAGAACCAATGTAGCCACCTTTGGCTTTTTTCTTTGGTCCCCAATCTTTTCTTTTTAAACCAGATGGGTCTTTTGCTTTTCCCGCACAAATTTTAGAGGCATATGCGTTAGCATATGCAGACGGGTAAACCTTGAATTTTCTTTTAGCGGCCGCTTTGCCTCTAGGACATAACTTTGTCATTTTTAAGCTTCTTTCTGTTGTACAACTTTTTAGATTGTACCATTTGTGGCCTATATTTTCTAGACCTTAGTATTTGTGCTACTGGATTTTTTTTGTTCATAATCACATATCATATCTATACCTTTTTCAAAGTAAATATCAGGCTTCCAACCTGTATGTTGTTGTAGTTTGTTACAATTTAAAGAACCTCGTAAAGGAAAGTTTTTTTCTCTTCTAATATATATTTTCGAAGAACTTTGAAGCTTTGTAATTATATAGTTTGCTGCATATTGAAGACTGATTGCAGAGCCTTTTGTTATATTATAAATTTGTTTATATGTTTTAGTATTTCCAATAATTCTTTTGATTGCATCCACGACATCGTCTACATATGTGAAATCTGCTTTGTTATCACCATCAACAAATAAAGGAATATTTTCTTGAGCATTTTTTATAAAAGAAGGTATGACTCTTCCTTTTTTATCTTCTATTCCATATACGGCACTTGGTCGTATAATAGTATAGTTTATATCAGACATTTTTAATATATTCTCTACAGTCAATTTTAATAAACCATAGAGATTTAAAGGATTTGGTATTGTTGTTTCTGTAACCCCGTCTGTAAAATTACCATAAACCATACTACTACTTGAATAAATAAATTGCTTTGGTTTTGTCCATTGTAAAAGCTTTAAAGTATTACCAACAATATTTTGAGATGCTTCAACAGGATTTTTATCCGTTTGTTTTACAGTAGAATGCGAAGCAAGATGAATGACTATTTCTGGATCATATTCTTGTATAATATTTTTTGATCGTTCTATATCAGAACCTTCTTTGGAATCTATTTGTAAAACATTATTTAAATGTTTACAAAGATTAGAACCAATAAATCCAGAACTACCTGTTATCAAGATACGCATTAGCATTCTCCACAATTTTATTTATTTGATCTTTTTTTAAAAAAGGATGTATAGGTAAAGACACAACTTCTTTACTTAACCTGCTCGACATAAACATTTCAGCTAAAGGTTCAGAATAATGTCTTTTACATTCTATTTCCTTACTTAACATATATTTGATAAAATCATTTGGGTCATCCACTCTTATGACATACTTAGATAATGCATGAGTATCTCTTGAAGGATCATACAAATGTATTGTATTTATATCTAAGTAATCATTAGCTATTTGTTTTCTAATCATTTGCCATTCATTTAAATGCCATTTTATTTTTAAATTAACTAACCATGCGCTAATTTCAGCTATCTGGCTATTGTAACCAAAAGGTGTTCCATGTTTTCTCATATTTTTTATTTGTGAGTAGTATTCAGATTTACATATTATTGCTCCTCCAGATCCGAAAGAAGATAATATTTTTGTAGGATCAAAACTTAAAACACCAATATCAGGATTATTTTTTATGAAATCACATTGAGCAGAATCTTCTATTATTTTGATATTATTATCTTTTGCATATTTGTAAATTGGAGTATTACTTTTACCGTACAAAGAAACAAATAAAATTGTATCTACTTCCTCTGAATTTCTTAGACTTTCAAGTCCCATTAAACTGTCTGATTCAACATCTACCATAATAGGAATTGCTCCAGCTCGTTTTACTGCAGACAAGGTAGCTTTAAAACTTACTGATGGCACAGCAACTCGTTTACTATTACAGGCTTTGAGAGCAAAGAATAATGCATCGGTTGCAGAACCAACTGCTATAGTATTGTAACCAGGGTGCACAGAATTTAAAGTATCTTCTAATAGTTCTGTATATTTTCCACCTAGACTTATTCCAGATTTTAAGATATCGTTAATTTTAAAGTTGTATTTATTAACAATAAAATTATTTTCTAATTGAGCGCCAAAAAAAGAAATCATGAATGAACCTTATATCAAATGGAAAGATAGAAGTAAAATTATAAAAAAAGATTTTTACGGATACGAATATCATACATTTAATCAAACAGACGGCGGAGTTTTATCAGAACATAAAGGTATGTTAGATGCTGTTAAAAAATTAAAACCAGACACACAATGGGAATATGGAATGGATTTTGGATGTGGTGATGGAGGTGTTGGTTTAATGTTTCAAGGAAGTCATTTAGTAAAAGATTTTGTCTATGTAGATCATTTTTCAAAAGCAGTAGAAAATTGTAAAAATAATTTAAAAAGAAATCACCTAAATTCAAAAGTTATTTTTGAAGGAGATATAAAAGAAATCAAATGTGATCCTGTAGATTTTGTTTTTACTAATCCCCCACATTTTAAAACCTGTACGTTAAAAGAAATGTATGATTTAAATTGGTTAGATAGGGGAGGTATAAAAAAATTTAAAGAATCTTCCTACAAAATACTAAAACACATCCCTCATAGACATTTCGATATGCTTTGGGTTATGCATAAAATTTTTTACATGGAAATTACAAGATGGTTGAGGCCAAAAGCAGATTTATTCGTTTATGAAAATGGAGAACAAACCAGTCCTATAATTTGGGAATGGGGTCAAATAGCTCCTGGATTAAATCTAGAAGGTTGGGTAGATGGAACAGAAGTTAAATCTTTAGGTAAATATTATGTAATACATTTAACGTTTGATCGCCATATAGCCAACAAACAAATTAGATTGCCAGAAGGGTTCCAAATGCCAAGGATGCTTTTTTAACATTTCAATTAACTCTGAACGTTTTATTGGTTTCATAATATTCCTTAATTCTTTTTCTTTTTGTAAAATTTCTTTTTCAGTAAAAAATTGTCTTTTATAATCGTAATAATTAAAAGTCATCATCTCATGTAATTTAGAATCTTCCATTTGTATTTTTTCTGCAAAAATAAAAGCTCCACCTTTATTTAATCCGTTATAAACATCTGCGATGACTTTGCTTCTATCTTTTTGAGGTATAAATTGTAAGGTAAAAACTGAAGTAATTAAAGAAGCATTTTGATAAAACCAGTGTCTAATATCTTCATGAACAATATTAATATCTTTGTATTTTTCAAATTCTAAAGAAGTTTCTAAACCTATATAATTTACATTTTCATTACTTTGATTGTTTTTAATTTCACTTAACAATTTTCCTGTGGAACAGCCTAAATCGTAAACATTTGTATTATCTTCAATAAAATAATTTGCAAATGTAATTATATCTTTTGTTAAATTATCATAATCACGAATAGAATTTCGTATATGTTGATCAAAACCTTCGGTTGCTTTTGCGAAGGAAAATTTCATTTTTTCTTCTTATATTTTTTCTTTTTTTTCTTTTTAATTTTTTGAAAAGAAGGATCTATTTGACGGGGCATTTGAGATCTTGATATTGGCATTTTTATATTTTATCAATAGTTATCGTAAATGCAACTGTTAGTCTTGGTTTTTCAGAATTATTTTCTTTTACAAAATGTTCCCACCAACAAGGGAATATTAATAAATCTCCCTCTTCAACATCTGGAGGAGTAATTTCTTTGTTGGTAAATTCTGTTTTTGAATGAACCTTTGGGTCATAAATCAAATAATGAACTGCAGTAAAACCAGACCCCCCTTCGTGTGTATGAGGTTCTTGAAATTGTTGTTTTTTATAATAATTATACCAAATATCACTTAAATGATATTTTTGATCCTTACAAATTTGATTCGCTATTTTAGTATATTCATCTCTTAAAAAATCATAATTTATTTTTTCCACATCTTTTTCGTAATCATGAATCGAATGACAATCACAATTCCATTTATTTCTGTTTGGATATAACGAATAATTTTTTTCTATTTTTGATATATTGTTTTTAACAAAATCTTTAGACCAATTTAATTTTAGTTTATAAAATCCTACCATGGTGAGTACACAGTTTTACCTGTATTCTCAGCTCTAGTTGCTGTCAAGGATTCTTTTCTATTTCCTTTACCAACATAAGACACATGAACCCAACCACTGTGAGGTCCTTCAGCTTCTTTATAAAATTCTAAAATTAATTGATCAAAGTCTAAATTTTCTTTGATGTATTTAGCAAGAGCTTTGTTGTCGACACCGATGACTTGTAGATCTGCGGCCTCGCCTTTTGCATGTTGTGAATGAATTGTGCTATTAATCGCAATGCAAAGTTCTGCAGATCGAAACCCTGATGAAATTATTACTGGTGCGTCATAATGATTTCTTATAGGTTGTAAGATAGACTCACAAAGTCTTTTTAAATTTTCTATTTGACCAGCAGTAGGGTTATTGTTGATACCCTTACGGGCGGCAACCTGTGAGGCTGTAAGTTCTGCTAAAGAAAAATTAGTAGTGAGTTTCATGATAAAAATTCATATTAATAATAATTCGTTTTTGTGTATCAGTTTGAGTTACTATTTTATGTTTTGTATTTGTGTTAAATATTACAAGTCTATTTTTAACACTATCTACCCTCTTTCCTCCGATAATCGTAGCACCGTTACAAGTATTTGTATACAATATAGCTGTTTTAAGTCCAGGATAATCAAAATCAACATGTTCTTTACATTCAATTGATTTATTTTGTTTTATATTTAAA